GCGGTAGTCCTGGAGTTCATTCTGCATCTGCGGGAGCACCGCCCACGTGCGAACCGCGACCTCCGCGCCAAAGCAGAGCACCCGCTCCCGCGGCACGGCGTTGGAGGCGAGCGTGATTCGGTCCCCATCGACGAGCGCTATGCCGGTCGTCCCCTGCGCCCCCCGCGTCACGGTGAACGTCGCGTTGGCGCTCGCCGAGGCCGTCATGATCTCCGTGCCGTTGGAGTTGCGGACATGGAGGTTGTAGGTGCCCGATTGCGGGAAATACTCCGTGTAGTCCACCGTCGAATCCGAGCCCCCCACCGTAATCGTCGTAATCGACGCGGTGTGGGTACCGCTCACCCGCGCTTCAGGCTTTCGGAAGCTGCCCCACTTGCGCGTGCCCGATTCGACATTCGTGTTGACGTACACGATCACGCCGTTGTAGAGCCCCAGGGCGCCGGTGAAGAGCTTGTTCTTCTCGCCCCGCACCCCCCCATCCCGCTGGGCTTGCGTCCAGACCGGGTTCGACTTCAGTTGGTACTCGGAGACCTCCGAGATGACGATGCCGAACATCGGCCGCTCCTGGCCGTTGTCCATCATCACATCGAAGGGCAACGCGCCCAAGCTGATGAGGCTCAACTTGCATCGGTCGATCTCATCCGGCGTGAAGACGTTGCTCGACCCCAAGGAGGCGACGGAGGCGACATTGCCGGCCTGGAGCGTGGTGGGCGACTCCGTGACGATGAGCCGCTCATCCATGTCGTCGTCAATCGTCTTGCCCAGCCACTTCGCCAGCGCCCGCTGGGCGACCCGTGCCGAGTTGAACACGACCCGCCGCGTGGCCCGCCGGTTGAAGCTGACCGCATGGCGCACCCAGTCCGCCGTGAGGGTGAACTGGCCGATGGCCAGCTGCTCCTCAGCGCCCGTCAGGGTGGTATTACCGGTGACCCCGGGCCGCGCCAACGCCCGGAAGGTCTGGACGTTGATCGTGTCCCCGGGTTCCTTCGTGAAATCATCCCGCCGGATGATCGGCTTGCCTGAGCCTTCCCGTCCCTCGAAGGTCGGCCCCCAGAAGGTGCTGCGATCGGTATCCGCGCGCAACTCCGGGATCCACTTTTCGGGGATGGCCGCATCCAGCTCCGTCACCGTCGTGACGTTCATCTCGGCGACATCGGCGCCGCCCGCGATTCGTGGGAGCAGCCACGCCATATTGAGCGTGACCGCGAGCCACATCCGCAGGCGCCACCCTTGCCGCCTGAACCACCGTCCACTCATGTGCACTCCCGTGTTAAGGTGCTTGCCCATGTTTCTCCAGGAACTTGCGATCCTGGTACGTCGCCCGTTCCTCCGGGGAGAGCTTCAGGTACGCCTCATCGGAGAGGTCCCCGGACGACCCGGCCCCGGCCCCCCCGCCTGATGGACCGCCCGCAGCGGCAAACGCGGCGCCCGCGCGGTGCTCCGCCGTCCCTTGGGCCGCCGTCCCCACCAGGGCGTTGGCCCGCAGGAAGGCGATATACTCCGCATTCGGATAGGCCGCGAGGGCCTGGCCGTTGACCTGGCGCGAGAGCCCTTCCTGGGGATCGTTGAAGAGTTCCAGCGCCTTCTTGTAGACGGGGCTGGTCGGGTCCTTCGCGTCAGGAACCTCGTGCATCGCCTTGGCGTTCCACCGTTGGCGCTCTCGTTCCGTCGCCATCTGCGCCTCGTAGGTCCGCGTTTGCTCCTGCTGCAACGCGGTCAATTCCTCGCGGATGACGCTGCGAGCCGTGGTGGGGGTCAGCCACTCTTCCGCGGCTCCGTCGTCCGTTCCGGCTGGCTGACTGGCCTTCACCTTCCACTCATCCCGCTCCCGCGCCAACCCCTGCACCGATTGTTTGAGGCTGGCATTTTCCCGCGCTAACTCTTCCACGGTTGGTGTCGGGGGTCCGCCTACCCCGCTGGAAGAGCCCTCCGGGCCGGTCGGGCGAGCGCCGGCCTCTGCTGTATCGCCCATCTGCACTCCTTACGTTGAGCCCGCTTGATCTCGTGGTTGCGTCCACGTGGCTCGGTTGCACACTCAGCTACCAACGAAAAACGCCAGTCAGGGAGTCGGCCCCGACTGGCGTCTCGAACCTCGTTGGGCACCACCCCGCCCGTCAGCGGGGAGTGCGGTCAGGTTATCGCATGAAGGTCAGAATCCGCTCCCAAACCTGTTCAGGGGGCTTGTCCTCGTGCTCCAGCTCGGCCAACTTCGCCTCGGCCCACTTCAACTGCTGGGCATAGGCGGCCTGAACCCCCAAGAATTGCTCCGCGACCCTCACGGCCATGCAGGCACGATCACGAAGGTCTTTGTCGATGTTCGGATTATGCAGGAGTCGTTCATACTGATCTCGAATGGCGTGATATTGCTCCTCAATCCTCGCCCAGGCCGGTCCCGTAAACCACGCGAGCGCCACCTTCGCGTCCTCGCGCTGGGCGCGCAGGGCGACGAGGGCCGCCTCACGCGGCGAGACTTGGCCGTTGTCCGAGTCCGCCATTCCCGGCTCCTGCGTCCACGTCCATCCCCGTCTGGCTGCGGATCAACCCCGCGAAGAGCTTGACCTTCTCCTCCTCCGGCATCTGTTTCAACGCCTCCGCCGCGGCCTGGATTTGGCCTTGCTGAATCTGCTGTTGCAACTGCTCAGCGGGTGGCAACTGAATCGCCACATCGAAGGCGTCGAACACCGCTTGCCGGACTTGGCGCTGGATAGTCGGGTCCACCTGGAGGAGCGGATCCGCCGCCACACGATCCATGATGAGGATGGCAATTTCCTGCTGGACCTGCCGGTTCATCGTGGTGGAGTTCCCGGTCATTTTAAACAGTTTCTTGAGCGGCAGGAGCTGCGGGTCCAGGGGGATGACCGAACTCTGCGCGAGGTTCGCGGCATTGAGGAGCCCGCTCTGGACGAACTCCCGGTCAATGAACTCGCATTCCCGCTCCGAGGTCAGCTGAAAATCCCGGATGAAATCGGCAAACTTCACGTTCGTTTCCTGCTGGAGCATCGCCTGCCCCGAGGCGGTCTTGACGCTGCCAGAAATCGCGCCCTGCGTCGCGCCCAGCGAGAAGTCGTTGATGCCGGTCACGCGCTGGACGATCCCGATATAGAAGCTGATGAACTCCAAGGTGACCTGCTCCTGGGACTTCGGCAGTTCCAACGCCCCGATCTTGCTACGTCCGCCAGGGGCGAGCGGCCCCCACTTCGCCCCGACCCCGTACTGGTGGATGTCCGGATCGAAGCCGGAATCTATTTCGTAGAGCAGGGGCGGGTTGAGGAAGATGGAGGTGCGGTTATTCGCTTGGTTGAGTTGGAAGTCAATCATGTCCCGGATGCCGCGGGTGAGGTGCGGCAATCCCCTCGCGGTGAAGCGCCCCGGCATCTTGAAGAGCTGGAAGTGGAAGAAGGGCCGCTCCGCGAAGGGGCCGAGCCGCCAGCCGAGCAGGAGCCGTTCCCGTGGGGCCACCATCGCCACGAGTTCTTCATCGACCCCATCCCCGTCAACATCAAAGGCTCCGAAGAAGCGCCACGCGAGGATTTTGTTGAGCTGTCGCGGGAACTGCACGCCCATCGTCAGGAGCCGGTCCGCCTCGCCATCGGCGTGAGACGGAATGCCCTGTTTGTGGCGCAGCAGCAACTCGTCGATGTGCTTCAGGTGGCCCTGGAGTGGGTCGCCCTCGCGCGTCTTAAACCACGAGGGGGATTTCCACATCTGGACGCAGAAGAAGTCCAATTCATTGATGTCTTCGGTCGTCGCCTCCTCCGGCCAGATGCACTCCTGCAACCGCCAGCTCCTGATCTCCGGCCCCTCGTAGAGGGTGCGCGTCCCCTTGCGTTGGATGAGGACCTTGCGGAGCTTCTTCCCTGGGATCAACGGATCCTCCGGGATCAGGTCCTCCGGCACATTCGCTTGGAAGAGTCGCGGGACGCCCTGCTCCGTCATCACGAACTGTCCGAGCCCATCCTGTAACAGCGCCACCGTGTTGGCGGTCTGCTGGGCGCGGGTGGCAAAGCTGACCTCCTCAATCCCATCGCCATCGATGAGCAGATTGCGGTGCGTGGCATCCCGAACTTTGCGGAGCCGCATCACGCGCATCAGGAGGTCGTGCCACCAATTCGTGAGGGGCTCCTCAAACTCCAGCAGCGCTTTCATCTGACGGGCCGCAGGCAGCGACACCCGCACAACCGGTTCCGCATCCACCGTGGCCGCATTGAAGCGCGGGATCAGCGCTTCCCCGGTGAAGGCCTCGAGGGGCATCCCGATATTGGAGGCGCGTCGCCACGGGGTGCCGGGATCGTCATGGTCAAGACTGCGCGTGGAGCGCAACGCCTCGTAGCGTTTGGTGGCCTCCAAGAGCCATGTGCGGTAGCCCGCCGTGGCGGTCAGGGCTTTGGCACAGACGGACAGGACGTAGCGACGGACCGCCTCATCCACCTGTTCCCCCGGCAAGACGAGGTTGGCGGTGGAGCGCAAGCTGAAGGCGTCGAGGGTTAAGGACTCAGGCATCAGCGTCCGAGGATTCTCCGTGCCAGCCCATTCATGCCGCTTGGCGTGACGAGTGCGGGGGCGGCGGGACTCACCGACTGAATGATCCGGGCCACCACGAGCGCTTTGGCGGCATCCAGGAGCGCGTTCTGATCCTTCGGGTCGCCAATGTTGGACTCCACCACCAACCCCTGCTCCGGGTGGAGATGCAGCCACAGGAAGGGGGCTGACGTCGGAGGCGACTTATCGTCTACTTCGGCCATCGCGCCGCCTTCGGATGCGAGTCGTCAATCGTCATACTCGACACTTTCACCCCGGTCGAGGTCGTCGGGTTTCCCTCGCTCGCCCACCGCTCCAACCGTCGCTTCGGGGTCACGGCGCGATACTCGGAGGCGATGGGATGGGTCTCGAAATAGCCCTCATCCCCGCGCGCCTCGGCTTCCAGGACTGCGCGCGCCACCCCCCGCCGGCCATACCGGCGACTGTCGTCCTCACGGCGTTCGCGGGCCGTGGGGGGCATCACGCCCCGCTGCCGAGTGATCGACCCTTCACGACCTGCTGCGCGTCATCCTGGAACGTCGTGGTACTTGCCGTGAAGGGGTCGCCGACCTTCCCGTCACCCTTCGCCGGCCGCGGGGTCGTGCGACCGCTCGCGGGGTACGTCTCGGCGGTGCCGCCACCGCTGGACCCGCGCTGGCGGTTCGTGGTGTTCTCAGGGAGTTTCATGGCTGTCTTTTCGGGGTGTCATCGAGGTCTACCCGCTTGCCGGTGAGTTCGGAGAACCCGCTGCCCTTGAAATCCTGCTCCAGATCACCGAGTTTGTGCGCCGGGGGTTGTGTGGCCCCGCCATTGAACGTCGCTTCATTCGGCGAGAAGCCAGCCGGGTCCACGGACTCTTCCCAGGCGGCTTTCTTCGGCAGCTCGCTCAGCCCCTCCTGCGGCGCGAAGTCTTCGCCCTTCGGCAGCAGCGCGTCCTGGTTCTTGATGGGCCACGTCATGTCGCTCCTCCGGTTCCTGGACTGAAGGTGTCGTCGGTGGGAAAGTCGGCGTCATTCAACGGGGCATCGGGATGTTTGGGATTCGCTCGGAACGCATCCCGCCCATCAAACCCGTTCCCCGTCCCGCCTCCGAACTCACTTGCGGGGTCGCCCACGAACGACCCCGCCGGACCCAGCAGGGGCTCACGCTCTTGGGGGGTGATCCCGCCCATGCCCTCCTCAGCAGGCACCTCGAACAGCGGAGCATTTTTCTCCGGGATGTGCGCTCCAGATTTACGAGCCATATTAAGAGCAATCGCTACTGATTGCTTCTGAGGGCGTCCGCTGTGTCGTAACTCGCTGATGTTCTTGCTGATCGTTCCCTGACTCGTTCCACTTTTCAATGGCATTCGCCACCTCCTGTTTCGTGAGCTGCACGATGAGATTGCCTGGGGGATCGTTGTGGGTCAAGCGCACCACCGCACCATGAAAACGCTCAAAGAGGACGTTCGCAAGTGTGGTGGGATCACGATACACCTGACGCGCGTCTTGGGGTGTTCGGCACGTACAGAGGCAGTCAAACGCCATGCCCTTCCCTGCCGCTTGCCATATCCGATTGAGTACGTCCCACCACCACGGATTCTGCCAGCCTCCGCCGAGGTCGAGGTTGAAGACGCCGGTGGCGATCAGGTAGTCGCAGGCGGGCAACGGATCGGTCTGGGCATCGGCCACGGTACACCGGCCCTCCGTCCGGGCATTGGCCAGCGCCACGAACTCCGGCACGACATCGATCCCGGTATACAGCCCCTGAAACCCGCGTTCCATGAGCCAGGCGTGCAAATCCCCTCGTCCGCACCCGACATCGAGGATCGAGGCCCCCTGAACGTTCCACCCCGCAGTCAACACCTCAAACCGCCGGCGTTGGTTCGACGCATCCCACCCGACCGCTGCTGGGGTGTCGCCATGCGCCGCCAAGAGGCTGCGGTAGAAGGTCTGCGTCGTGTCGAGTTCAGTCAGGGTCATGGCCCCTCAGCTCCATCCGGTGACGATGAGAGAATCCGCACCAACACCCGTCTCCCCGTCCCAGGAGTTGTGCGGGGACGGGCTGACCATCTCGACCCTTGGACACGCTGCCAGCGGTCCAATCCATCCCAGGCTTCTCCACGGCGACATGCCGTGAGCCCTCCGCAGTCACATGCAATGGCGACCACACGGCGCGTCGGCGCAGCTCCGTCATCCCGCCAGATTCGAGGGTTGCAGGTCCGGCATCGGGCGGGGGCACTTGGCTGGTTTTGTGGTGTGGAGAAGTTGAATACCCATACCCGCAATGCTAAACGCGACAATCATATCATCGTGATACCCGGCCGCCGCCCCCACCTTCCCATCGTCATTCACAACGAACGTCTTGCACTCCTCAATCAACCGCTTGTCGCGGAGCGCGGCGGCCCCAGAGCGCACCTCTTCCCGCATCTGCGTCAGCATGAGTTCCTTCGTCCGGGCGTTCGTCGGCCAGCCGTAGCGTTTGGTAATCGGCATCCCATCCTGCTGCACCGCCCGCTCATGCCAGACATTGCCGTAGCTGCGCACAAGGTCGGCGTTGACGGCAAAGCCCGGCCCATTACGCTCGCACAGGATCACCGCCTGGTGGTAGAACCGCCCGGCCTTCATCAGCTCATGCGCAAACTGATCAGTATCCATGTGCGTCCGCAGGGCCGCTTTGAGGCCACGGTTCATGCCATCCCGCACGACCCCGACCGAGTAGTCCTCCCCGATCCCTTCGGCCACGTCGGCGCCGATGACGCAGCGAATGAGCGGGATCGCGGAGAGCGGAGGCTTGGGCGGCGGCAGCTCCCAGATCGACCAGGCCCCGCCCTCATGCGCGCGGAACTCGACCCCCAAGTCCACCTCCACCAACGACCCCACCGCCCAGGGTTCTTCTGGTTGCTGGCGCTCCACGGCCATGAGGTCAAAATAGGGATGGCCGGATCCGAGGTAGTCGATATCCAACTCCTGAGCGACCTCGGTCGCCTCCCGGCGGGAACACTCGGCGTCATACCACGGCGAGCGGAGCTGGCAGATCGGCCAGGCACAGGTCGCGGGAGCGGGCTTCCCATGCGTCTCGCAATAGAGTCCCCGGGCCTTCTCCGGATGTTGGGACCAATGGAGGCTGAGGACCTCAATCGTGCCGGAACGGCGGAGTTGGGCGAACTTGTTCCCCAGCCCCTTGGGGGTCGAGACGGCCAGACGCATCGGCGCCGAGTCCGCGGTCGCGGTCCAGGCGCCCTCAGCCTGCTCACACGCCGCGAACTCATCCAGGAACGCCACCCGGTAGCGCCCCTGCCGGCTAAAATCCTCCGTGACCGCCTCTCCGACCATCGTGTTGTCGGAGTCCGGGCGCATCAGCCGCATATGGGGGATGTGGGCGCGCTCAGAGAACGGCACCAGCTGGATATGAGAGTCTGGATCAAATCGATGCGGCAACCACCACGCCGGGAGGCTCCGGCAGAGCCACCGGAGGCGCTCGAAATGAGTGTCGAGGTTGCCCTTCTCATCAATGAGGTCTTCCAACCGCGAGCCGATGATCGCATGGAAACTCTCATCGAAGCGCCAGTGCCAGAGCAACCAGCAGAGCACGCTCCACGAGACCCCCATGTCGCGGGACTTCTCGACCAACAGGTCTTTGCCCGTCGCCAGCGAGGCGTCCAGTGTGGCGAGCAATCCCGACTCATGGGGATAGAGCGCAAAGGGTCGCTCGGAGGGTTGGCGTCGCGGGTCTTTGGTAAAAAAAAGTGCGTTGAAGGTCCAGACGATATTTTTGGAGGAAATCGAGAGGAGGTTGTTGATCACCTCAGGATGGGCCGTCCACAGGTTCGTGAGCTGCGCCCGCCAGCGCCAGTTTTCCAGGGGCTCA